ATCAATATAGATGGGGTAGTATATAGGCTTCAGAAGGTAGAGAACTGGGATAGTGGAAAGGATGAGACTACAGCAGTGGAACTGATTCGCATAATAAAGAGTGAGGGCTTGTTTGCTTTCTTTGATATTCCTCCGTTCAATCCACTACTCAACAAGTACTGGAGAATCACAGAGTCAGAGAAGGCAGCACCAAGTGACACAAGGGAAACAGAAGATAATCAAATAAGAAGAGTACAGTAATATGGCACAATGGGAAGAGGTACTGGTAGCAAGCCAGGGAACAATCGTGGTAAACGACACAAACGAGAAGACAGTCACGCATGATGCTATCTTTGTCTTGGAGGACACAGTGTTCAACAGCATCAAGGTGGCAGGAGTGGATATTAAAGCGGATCTGATCAGCACTCCAGGTACAGCAGTAAAGGCAGGAGCTATGCTCAGAGCTAGCGGAGCTCGCAAGTTCAGCGGTGTTGACTTGGTATCTGGTTCAGTAGTTTTAATACTCTGATCATGTACGGCATATTCATGAGTATGGTTAACTATTCTGTCAGTACTGCGGTGAACGTGGCTAAGAGCATGTTCAACAGAGTATCAGAGGATGGGATCAACAGGATAACAGAAGATAGTAGACAACGAATAACAGAAGACTAATGGCATTAAAGATTTCGCAGCTGACTGCAATGTCAGCAAACAGAATGGCAACTACGGACCTATTAGAGGTATCAGTAGATAGTGGAGGTGGCGCATTTGTATCTAGAAAGATGACTGGTACACAGCTTTCCAAGACTATTCCTGTTGAGATTGTGGTAGCTGCTTCAGATGAGACTACTGCACTGACAACAGGAACAGCCAAGGTAACATTCAGAGCACCACATGCTATGCTGTTGACTGGTGTACGTGCATCACTAAGCACAGCTCAGGCGAGTGGTAGTATATTCACAGTGGATATCAATGAGGGTGGTACATCAGTATTGAGTACTAAGCTTACCATAGACAACACTGAGAAGACATCCACAACTGCTGCTACTCCAGCAGTAATCTCTGATACTTCCATAGCTGATGATGCAGAAATCACTATCGACATTGATCAGATAGGTAATGGCACAGCTAAAGGTTTAAAGGTTACATTGATTGGTTACAGAAACTGATAAGTTATGGGGATGATAATCAATCCATACTTAGTACAGCCATCTGGAGACGCAGATGCACAAGCATTCATAACAGCTGCTGGTATTACTGACAACACACAGAAGAGTGCTATTGAAACGTTAGTAACTGACCTAAAAGGTTACGGCATTTGGACCAAGATGAAAGCTTTGTACCCTTTTGTAGGAGGCACGAGCTCGTCTCATAAGTGGAATCTTAAGAATCCGCTTGATACAGATGCTGCATTTAGATTGGTGTTTAATGGTGGGGTTACACACAGTTCTAATGGTATATTACCTAACGGAACGAATGGCTATGCAAATACGTATTACAATCCATTTAACAATTTATCTGACATAAATAGCAATCATATTTCTATCTACTCAAGAACAAATGTTAGTGGCGGTATTGATATGGGTGGGGGTGCTGGTGCGGTGTTGGTTGATTTAGAAACAAAATATAGTGGCACTTCGTATAATTGGAATATGGCTTCATTCCATACTCATACAAATACAGATTCTACTGGTCACTATATCAATACAAGAACAGCATCAAATGCTTTTAAACTAATTAAAAACGGAAGTACTACATTAGGGAGTTCAACGGGTTCAGCAGGCGCAACAAAACCTAATAACAATTATTACATAGGTGTGCGTAATTATGACGCTACTTATGCAAATAGAGAATATGCTTTCGCTTCAATAGGAGACGGACTTAACGATACTGAAGCAGCTAACTTCTACACAGCAGTACAAACATTCCAAACAACTTTAGGGCGTAACGTATGATACAAGTAGGACTATTAACAGAAGTACAGAAAGATGAATTGGTAGGTCAGCTATATGATGATGATTCATATTTCAATCCTATACAGGACATAGATGATAACTGGATAATCTCAGTAGAAGAGATGGAGTATAATGTTAACCCAACCTTTGCGTGGGTTAAGGACTTGCCGATTATTGAGTACAAGCCTAAGCCGACTCCGTTTCCTCCAATTTAATCTAAAATAAACTAACTTAGCAAGGCCGGGCAACTGGCCTTTTTTTGAATAAAGACATGGCAAATAAAGAGGCAATATTTACACTGAGGGTTGATACTGGTAACAGTGTAGCTGAGATCAATGCTTTTGAGAAGGGACTCATAGATGCAACTCAGGAGATCAAGGATCTTGATAAGAGTATTGATGATCTGTCAAGCGCATCCACTAACCTGGACCATAGGATGACAGATGTGACTGCTACCTTTGCTGAGGTATATGGTGAGCTGCAGCCGTTGACTGCTAGAATGGGTGAGGCTGAAGATAGACTCTATGAGCTTGCCCTTGCAGGAGATACAGCATCCAAGGAGTACAAGCAATTGCTTGACCAGGTTGCCAAGTATAAGAAGGCGCAGATAGAGACTGACATGGTCGTGGATAGAGCATCCAAGACTATTGGTGAGAGGCTAGTGGGTAGTGTAGGCGGTGCAGTCAGTGTGTTCAGTGGGTTTCAGTCAGCACTTGCCCTGGTAGGTGTAGAGAATGAGAAACTCATGCAGACCATGGTCAAGCTACAGGCTGCTATGGGACTAGCATCTGCACTGCAGGAGATACAGCTCAAGCTCAAGGAGAAGGATGCGCTATTCTCAGGTATCCAGAATACTATCAACAAGCTAGGGAACTTTATCAGATACGGGACCATCCAGGGGATACAGACTCAGATAGTAGCTACTGAAAACTTGATAAGGACTGAGGCTGCTGCAGCTGTTGTATCTGAGCGAGAGGCTGCTGCAATCAAGGACATCGGTGAAGCTAGTATCATAGCATCCTCAGAGACAAGGGCTTTTGATATTGCAACTAATCAGCTCAGCGAATCAAACACAGCAGCTGCTATCACTGCAGAGCGTGAGGCAGGAGCTATCAAGGATGTCGGTGAGGCTACTATCATAGCATCCGCTGAGACAAAAGCATTCAGTACTAGTCAGAAGGCAGCAGCTGTAGCTACAGGACTAGCATCCAATGCCATGAAGATCCTAAGAGCTGCATTGGTAACAACTGGTATTGGTGCTATTGTGGTAGCTGTTGGATATTTGATTGAAAACTTTGATAAGGTATGGAAGGTCATTGAGAGGACTGTCATGTCCATGAAAGGATTGACTGCAGTACTTGAGTTCTTTGGAATCATTGATGATGCTAATACCAGGAATGCAGTTAAGAATGCTCAGACTACTACTGAAATCATTGAGATACAGACCAAGAAGAAGATAGCAGCTGAGAGACAGAAGATGAAGGCTACAGAGGACAACTATACTCTTGAGATTAGAATGTCACAAGCTGCAGGCAAGAATACTGAACAGATGGAAGAGCGTAAGCTCGCTGCTGCATTAAAGTCAGGTAGAGCTATACTGGAGCTTCAGAATCAGAAGATAAAAGGATATAGGTTAGAGCTTCAGACTCTCTTTGATTTAGGTAAAGGAGATAGTGATAGAGCTATCCAGTTAGTGAAGAATATAAAAGAGAATAAGAAACTAGCTGGTGAGCAGTATGCTGAGAACAAGAAGAATCTAGATGATCTGACTGTATTGCGTATTGCAAATGATAAGGCAGAGGCTGACAGACAGAAGGAGGCAGCAGATAAAGCCAAGGAGAGAAGGAAGGCTGCAGCTGAAGCAGAGAAGGCGAGACTCAAGGAGCTCTATGATCTACAAGTTAAAGCGAATGAGGACAGGATATCTCAGATGGATGCGCAGTTTGCTCTTGAGGTATCACTGATGAAGGATGCTAGGGAGAAGGAGATCCAGGAGCTTGTCATGAGCTATGATGAAAAGTTTCAGGTAGCTAATGGGAATGCTGAACTAGAAAAGGCAGTGGCTGCACAACTCAATGCTGATATAGCTGCTATCAATAAGCGTTTTTTTGATGAGGAGCTAGCTAAGAGAGCAGAGCAAGAGCAAAAGAAACTAGAGTTATATAAGAACTTCCGTAGCTTCATGGCTGATGAGTTCCAGCGTGAGCTATATGACTTTGAGGATGCGCAAGCAGAGCAGAGCCAAGCACTTGGTGAAGCACTGCAGCTCAATGTGATCACAGCTGATGAATACATGCAAGCACAGCTCAAGCTTGAGGATGAATACAACAAGAAAGTGGTTGAGCTGAATAAGGCCAAGAATGATGCTATCAAGGAGCAAGAGATTAAGTCTAGAGAGGAGCAGCTTGCTGGTGTAACTCAAATGCTTGAAACAGCACAGATGGTCTTTGATCAGATCAGCGCATTTAACACAGCAGTGAATGACTTGCAGAATGCCAGGATGGAGAATGCTCAGGCAGCTGCAGATGATCAGATAGCTACACTAGAGAAACAGCATGAGGCAGAGCTTAGCAGTAGCAGCTTGACAGCAGAGCAGCGTGAGATGATTGACAAGAAATATGCATCTGCTAAGTATGCCATAGAGCTCAAGAACTTTAATGAGGTAGAGAAGATCAAGAAACAGCAGTTTGAAAGAGACAAGGCTTTGCGCATTGCTCAGGTAGCTATTGACACAGCTACTGCCATAGTCAAGGGTATTGCTCAGTTTGGTCCTCCTCCATCTCCTGCCGGTATTGCTGCTATTGCATCAGCCTCCATCATTGGAGCTACGCAGATAGCAGCTATTGCAGCGCAAAAGTATCAGTCTGGCACTGCGCCATCTCTTGATACTGGAGGAGGTGTGACAGCAGGAGCTACAGCAGGGGAATTAGGCGGTGCCGGTACGAATGCTAACTTGAATACACAGCAGCAGAACACAGCTGAGCTCATAGCACAGACCAATCAAGGAGTAGTATACGTACTGGAGTCTGATATTACTGGCACTCAGAACAAGGTGGCTATGCAGAATAAGCTAAGCGTTTGGTAATGTACTCACGCTGCGCTTTCTGATTAAACCAGGTATCAGATGTGCTAAAGGATCCATATAGGCTCAGGAACTCCTGGGCCTTTATTATTTCATTGGCTACTTTGAGATTCTCACCTAGCGTATGCTCGCATCCGTAGTAATTCAAATACATTGACTTGATAAAGTGGTTATGCTGTTTCCATGTGATGCGGTCAAAGAGTCCTATCAGCTTATCTGAGTCCATCAGTATGGGCTGATGACATTCAAAGTTCACCATGGGTTTGCCTACTGACTTGAGAAAGTCAATGGTGTTTTGCATGGCCTCTTGATACGTAGGAGCATGCCGGTCATTGATCACTAGATCTCCATTGCTTAGTATTCTATCAAAGCGGTAGTTCGGACCAATGAAGAAATCATCATTCATATAGCAGAAGGTGCCTGCGTAATGCCAGGCAAAGTGCATCATCTTATTAGTCACATCGCAGCCTCTGATTGGCAGCGTTGAGATAGGTATATGTATACCATCCGGATGAGGATCTCCAACTATGTAGACTTCAGCCTGCGGATCAAACAGCTTAAGCCAGGTTATTGAATGATGCAGAGTATCAAACTTACTACATGATCTCCTATAAGGGTATACGTACTTCATGGAACAAAAATACATATTTCTTTATATGAAAAGAGAACTACCAGTCTATGAGATCTATATAGATCTTGATGAGGCAGAAACAACTGTAGAGTTCAATTCACTTGTAGCAGATCCTGCTCATGAGATAAGCTATCAGACCTTCAGCAAGGCCAAGCGTTACCAGTTCAATGAAGAGGAGCGAGTTATCACTGGTGTGGCTATCTCTGCTGATACTCCTATCTACCGGTATGATGAGAACAGCAATGAGGAATACTATGTAGTATTCACTAAAGAGGCAATCAAGAATATCATCGTTGACTATGCTCGCAGGCAAAACTTTAATAACGTGAACTTGGAGCACAATGCAGGAAAGGTAGTGGATGGCATTTATATGATTCACAGCTACCAGGTAGATGAGGAGAAAGGATTCACTAAGCCAGAGCGTTTCCATGATGTGAATGACGGATCCTGGATAGTTAGCTATAAGGTCCTCAATGATGATATATGGCAGAAGGCTAAGGCAGGGGAGTGGACAGGATTCAGTATTGAGGGATCCTTCTATCTAAGTGAGACAAGTAGAACTGTAGAGACTGAGATGATGAAGCAGATATTCACTGCGCTTGAAGATCTACGTAAGGTAATTGGAACAAGTAAACATAATAAATAAACACAGTAAAGATGAACGAAAACTTCAAGAAAGTAATGGATGCTATTGCAGAGATGAAATCTATGTTCTCCTCTTCTCCTCAAGCTTTTGGAGAGGGAGTTCTTATGGATGGTACTGCAATCGCATATGAGGGAGATCTTGCTGTTGGCACACAGGTATATGTTGTTGCTGATGGTGAGCAGATCCCTGCTCCCGAAGGTACTCATGCACTTGGTGGTGAGATGGAAGGAGTTAGCATCATCACAGATGCAAGTGGTGTAGTAGTAGAGATTATTGATGAGCGTGCAGCAGCTAGTCCTGAGGCAGCATCAGCATTCGAAGCTATTGACGCTGAGGAGATGCCTGCAGCTTTGGAGAAAGCTTCTGAGGTATTAGCTGCACAACTTGGACTAGAGATGGACCAGGCTTATGATCTCGCTACAGCAGTGATCGCAGCTATTAATGCAGAAGAAGCAGCTGCTGAAGAGGTAGCTCCAGAAGCTTTAAGTGCTGCGCAAGTGGAATCAATCGTATCCACAAAGATGGAGGCATTCTCTAAGGTAGTCGAAAGCCTAGGAGAAATGATCCAAACTATTGTGAGCGACAATGAGACACTACGCACAGAGATGAGCGCAATGAAATCAGAATTCGATGCATTCAAGTCAGCTCCATCTAATGGCACTACAGAAGGTGAAAAATTCTCACGGGTAACTAGCTCCCTGACTGCTAGACAAGTATTTTTAAAATCGCAAATAAAAGGATAAGATGTCACTAAAAAAATTCATCAAATCGAAATTTGACTATGATGTATCTGGCCTTGCTGCTTATGTAGATGAGCAAAGAGAGGACCTGATCACACGTTCAGTCACTGAAGCTAAAACGCTTCGCTACATTACAATTCAAGAAGGTGTTAAAGGATCTCAAGAGATCAAACTTCTTGATGATTCAATCGTTTACCAAGCTGGAGACTGTGAAATGTCCCCTGATGGTGACACAGTATTCACAGATCGCGCTATCGCGGTTGAGACTCTTGGATACATGAAGAGATTCTGCCAGAAAGACCTTGATGGTCTTTGGACACAGTTAGCTCTTGCTCCAGGTGCATCAGCTGAAGATAAGTCCTTGCCGTTTGAAGCACAGATCACTAACTACCTTTTGCAACTTCACGCTCTTGAGCTTGACAAGTTAATCTGGAAAGGTAACAAAGCAACTGGTACTGGTAACCTTCAGTGGATGAACGGATACCGTCAGTTCTTGACTACTGGTAACGGATGTGTTAACTTGAATACTTCAGCTACTGCTAGCATTGATGCATCTAATGCATATGATGTATTCTATGAGTGTTTCTCTAATACTCCTGAGGCTGTAGCTGAGTCAACTGACTTTGTATGCTTCGCTGGTCGTGAGAACTTCAACTTCTTGATGAAGAACTTGGTAGACTTAAACTTCTTCCATTACAGCCCTGCACAGATCGCTACAATGGAGGAGATCATCGTGCCAGGAACTGACATGCGAGTGGTTAAAGTACCAGGATTGAATGGTCTTGATAACATCTACACTGGTCGTGCTACTCATTTCGTATTCGGAACTGACTTGACTTCAGACTTCGATAACTATGACTTGTGGTACTCTCAGGATGATGATGTGATCTATGTACGTTCTAAATTCCGCGCAGGAGTTCAGGTTCCATTCTTGGATCAGATCGGTGTGTGGAACGGAACTGGTTCACCTAACTAAAATTAACCGGGAGACTTCGGTCTCCCTTTTCATAAACTTTTAAAGCAAAGAATCGTGAGCTGTAATATGACAACGGGATACAATGACAGAACATGTACCAACGGAAAAGGTGGTATCAAGTCTGTGATCTTATTCCCACTTAGCGCAATTGCAACTGGACCAACTTTGACAAACAATGAGATCACAACATTGACTGTCACTGGTGAGGTATTCCAGTACAAGCTGAAAAGCAATCTGTCATCCTACACTGCACCTATTCGAGTGAATAAAGAGAACGGTACTCTTTGGTATGAGCAAACTTTGAATATGATCCTAGCATCAGACACAAAGGAGCTCCGCGCAGAGATTCACCTTCTTGCACAGAATGAGGTTGTGTGTTTGGTTGAGAAAGCTGATGGCACTTATGTTGCCCTTGGTCTTGATGAAGGTCTCCAAGTTAATGATGCATCTGAGTATTCATCTGGAGTATTGAAATCAGACAGAATGGGGCATGTAATTGTCTTGGCAGGACTAGAGAATAATGAGGTGCCTGATGTAGATCCTACCATCATCACTAACTTATTGACTCAGCAATCTCCAGCTGTTTAATAGCTGTTTTCCATCATAAGAAGGGAGAGGGGTGTTCCCTTTCCCTTTTTTTGTAAATTAGCACTATGAAATTAAAAAAGCATTTAATAGGATCCAAAGTAAAGAGCCAGGTGCTCAATAGATACTTTGTGATTGAAGAAGGCAAAGAGGACCTATACATCAAGTTAGGTCTTTTACATATCTTTGATGCAACAGAGCCAAAGATTAAAGTAATAAAGAAGGAAGATGCTAAGATTAGAAAGGAATCAGACAAGCACACTGATAGTGACAGTGACAGAGCTGAAGACTCTGAATAGTCCATACTGGCTATTTGAGTTTATGCATGAGCAGTCCTTTGAAAAGGTATACTGCATCCTTACTAATATAAGTACCGGCACTGCAAGGTATGATGAATTTGAATTAACTGATGGTGTAGACCTTACATTCCCATATGCTGGATACTATACCTATAAGATATATGAGCAGAACAGTTCTAGCAACTTGGATCCTGCGCTTGCCACATCTCTATGTGAGGAAGGTAGAGCGCATATTTATGAGACTAGTAGCCCTGCGAATGAGTATACCACAACAATAGTAAATAACATCTATGAATAAGCTGACAAGTATATCACTGAGCAAAGAGTATCAAAAGCCAGTAGAAGAGAAGGACAGGCAGCGAGGCTTCATGAAATGGGGCAAGAAAAATGACTATCCTTTCTTTTTGATAGAGCTGCTACAGGGTAGTGCTTGGCACCAGGGTATATTGAAGAACAAGACCTACTACATAGCAGGAGGAGGATTGCAGACTGTATCTGGTGATGCTACTCAGTTCTTAGCTAATAGTTTCGCTGACTTCGACATGAATGAGATAGCTCAGCGAATGACCTTTGACTTTGAGCTGTTTGGTGGTATGGCAGTGATTGGTACCTGGAATAGAGAAGGATCTCGCGTGGTAAGATGGGAGTATATCGCAATAGATGCTATTAGAATGAGTGAGGATGAGCGTTTATACTATGTATCAGATGATTGGTCGTCATTGCAGCAAACTCCAGAGACAACGAACTTCAGACATTATCCTGCTCTTGATGAGAAGAACAGAACAGGATCATTTATCCTTTACTATAAGGATGCTGCTAAGCAAGCTAAGGGTGAGAAAGGGATCTATCCAAAGCCTCCGTACTATGGTGGTATCACAGCTATTCAGACTGATGTGGACATCTCTAAATTTAACATGTATGAGATACAGAACGGATTCAAGGCGGGTACTCTTATCAACTTGGCTAATGGTTACCCAGAGACAGCTGAAGAAGAGCGTAAAATAAGAGATCAGATCAAAGGCCGTACTCAATCTGTTGAGGATGCAGGAGAGATAATCATCACATTCAGCAATGGAGCAGAAGAGGCTCCAACAGTATTGCCTCTCAGTGGTAACAACTTGCATGAGAGATATCAGATGTCTGAGAAATCAGTGCAACAGAATATACTTGTAGCTCACTCAGTGGTAGCTCCTTCTCTTTTTGGTATTGCACCACAGGGATCATTCAACGCAGCTGAGTCAGATTCACTATTTGAGATATACAAGAAGACCTATGTAGAAAGCCGTCAGAAACAGATTGAGTGGATGATTAACTACATGGCTAAACTATCAGGATCATTAGGAGTGCTGAAGCTTGTAGATGTGAAGCCAATCGGGGTAAGTGAGGCAACTCCGTCTGCAGCTCCAGTAGCTCCCGTAGATACTGCCATGAGTGCAGGACAGATATCATCACTGTTAGACATAGCTGCAAGCATTAAAGAAGGCAAGATCTTACCTGATGCTGCCATGCATTTGATCCTGGCATCGTTCCCTGCTATCAATGAAGAGCAAGCTCGCAGAATAGTGGGCCTTCCAGTATCTTTAGTACAGAGCTGTGATGGCAAGCATACATTCAGCAAGGATGAGATAGGTATCTTCGGTGAGTATGGTTTCAATGCTGATGAATACTTTGTTCTGAAGAGCGAGGTCATCGAATGGGATACTCCATCTGATGAGGTCTTCAAGCGTGAGGACATGATGTTTGCAACTATTGGTGAGATACAGCTACAGATGACTGATCTTGATAGAAACATACTCTCAATGCTTGCCAATGGAGAGGACAGCACTTCTATCTCCAAGGCTACTGGCGCAACTATAGAGCAGATTGCAAAGACTATATCAAAGTTCGTGGACCTTGGCATCTATGAGGATGGAGAGGTGAGTGAAATGGGAAAGCAAGTGAGTGAACAAAAGCCTGCTCCGGTTGATCGGTTTATGGTAGTGTATAGTTACCAGGAGAGACCAGGTGTTCCTCCGGTAATTACCAAGAGCAGAGACTTTTGTTTGAGATTACTTGATTTAAAGCGTTTATATACCAGGGATGATATCAATACTATCAGCTCAAGGGTTGGAAGAGATGCGTGGAAATATAGAGGAGGATGGTATACAAACCCTGATACAGGCGCATCTACTCCATACTGCCGTCATATTTGGGTACAACAATTAGTAGTAAAAAGATCATGAATTACCTTCTATCAGTAGAGAATCTAAAGAAACTAGGTCTCATCCATAGCAATACGGATACTAAGATCCTCGCAGTATGTATCAAGAGATCACAAGACATGCATATACAGCCTGCTCTTGGTACTCCTTTATACAAGGCATTGCTCACTCGCGTTGAGACAAATACCTGGACACAGGACTATCTTGATCTAATGAATAACTATGTGGTGCCTTGTCTGGTTGCATTCGTTGATTATAGAGCTGCATCATTACTTAATGAGAAGCTTACCAATAAAGCTGTAGGCCGTCAAGATGATGAGACTATGACTCCTAACACAGATGAGAATACAGCCAATCTGCGTAACATGCTGAGAAAAGATGCGTACTTTTACAAAGAGCGTTTAATAGGTTATCTCAAGGATGATAACGGAGTAAAGTATCCGGAGTACATCATCTGCTGTGATGACAATGAATGTAATGAGAGCGTAAGTAAAGACCATACTGGTTATAAGCCAATCAATTGGATAGTATGAAGCAGTTCAAAGCGACAAAGAAACAGATAGACAAACTCAAGCAATATCTAAATGGAAAGGACTCTAAATCAAATAATGGCCGAGCTGAAGCTGATCGCGGATCAACACAGGCAGTTAAACGGTAGTTTTTTTCAAGGAGAGTTCTTAGATGCCATCTCAAGAGATGCTGCTACATATCCGCTTTGTGTGGCAACTGTGCAGCCTGGAGGGATGGGTGCCGGGTTTGTTCGCGTTAATATAGGATTGACTATCTGTGACAAGTACAATCATTCTGAGTATAGGCAGATCAATGAGGTCCATTCAGATTGCTTGCTTATCTGTAATGATATCAAGACTACCATGCAGCAATATCATTGGACTGAGTTTGCTGATGTCACAGCTGAGATCTCAACAGATCCATTTATCAACAGAGGTCAGGACATGGTCGCAGGATGGACTATGGTCATCAGCTTGAATGTATTTGATGATGAGAACTGGTGTGACATACCTTATGACAACTATGACTTTGAGAATGGAGCTCCAGGTCCATCAGATGAATGTGATTGCTTTACGCATTACATTATCAACGTGGATGGAGTACAAGAGGATGAATTCACTCTCAGTACTGGAGAGGCACAAACAATAAATATCAATTTAATCTGATGGCAACTACAACTATCAACGTAACTAGTACAGGGTACAAGACAGTAAAGGATGAAAGCACAGCTCTGACTCAAAGATCAGTATTAAAATTTGCAGGCAGCGGAGTGACAGCAGCTGATACTGGAGGTGAGACTGTGGTAACTATACCAGGTGTTCCATCCACAAACTCCTATGGCTTGTTTGCTCAAAGTGCAAACAGCACTATAATTACTAATACGACTGTAGAAAGTAGTCTCATCAATGGTGGTGTAGGTACATTAACTATACCGGCAAATACATTTCAAGTAGGAGATAGCTTTAGGGCTGTGTTTGGTGGTGTAATGAATGCTACTAATAATCAAAATATTACCATTAGAGTTAAAGCAGGATCTATTGTTCTTTTAGATAGTGGTTTACAGAATTTAGGAAGTAGTGTTATTAATGATGTGTGGTCTTTAAATATTGATTTTACAATTAGAACTATTGGTGCATCTGGTGTAGCATCCATTGTAACTTTAGGAGCATTTCATTATACAAAAACAAATAACGCATCTGTTCAAGGATTTGGATTCAATTCAGTGAACAGCACAACTTTTGATACAACAATTTCCAATATATTAAATGTAACAGCTCAATGGGGAGCTGCTGCTACAGGAAACAACATCTATAGTGACATATTTATTCTGAATAAAATTTATTAATACTACGTATTTCTACTGAAACAAGATTCCATATTATAGTATGGATCCAGTAAGTATGGCAACACTGTTGAAAAAGCATGGCATCACAGCCTTGCTTTGTTTGTGCGTTTTTTGGTTGAATAACCGAATGCTGAAACAAGATGAAAAAATCGAAAGAGTAGAACAGAGACTATATGAGTGCCTTCAAGAATCTTCGTACAAGAATCAAGCTTCGGAAAGAGAAAAGAAAGGAAAAGAAACTTTTCAAGCATCTACTGAAGCAATCATCCCCAAAGAAACAAGATATGAATTTAAAAGAAAGATGGCAGTCTAAGACTCCAGACTTTTGGAAGAAGGTCCAGAAGATAGGTATCGCATTCGGTGTGATCGGTGGTGCTATTATAGCAGCTCCAGTGGCATTGCCTGCTGCATTGATAACAGCCGGAGGCTATATGATAGCTGTAGGATCTGTCACTGCTACATTAAGCCAATTGACTAAAGAGGATGCAGCTAAGTAAGAATGTATCTCTTGAAGAGTTCTGTCATTCTGATACAGCTAAGCGTAACGGAATAGATAATACTATCAAGGATGCAGTTCACCTGGCATCTGCAAAGTTACTATGCGAGAAAGTCTTCCAGAAGGTACGTGAGCACTTCACTGTGCCTATTCATATCTCATCAGGCTATAGATCCCTAGCACTTAACCGAGCAATTAAGGGCGCAAGCTCAAGTCAGCATTGCAGAGGAGAGGCAATGGACCTAGATTCTGATCGATATGGTAAGATCACCAACAAACAGATCTTTGATTATATCAAGGATAATCTTGAGTTTGATCAGCTTATCTGGGAGTTTGGAACAGATAGCAATCCTGACTGGGTACATGTAAGCTATAGCTATAGCTCCAAGAATAGAAAGCAAGTATTAAAAGCCATCAAAGGCAAGAAAGGTACAATCTATCAGAATGTATGAATATGACAGAGGGCAGTATTTGCTGCTCATGAGTGAATGTCCATGTGATGTATTTGACTATTTTGATGTAGACTATATGCATGGCCTTAATGTCTTTGATTGCAAGGATCATCT